AGGGGTTTCTTATAACTGATGTCAAAGAAGCAGGAAATAAAGATTAAGGCTGATGTGAAGGTATTCATCGACGCCAAAACAGGTGCTCGTACTATTGCATTACCATTCAGGCTCTCAGATAATCAAAGTGCTGTACTAATGATTTCCCGCCTCAAAGATGCAGAGTGGGCGCCTTCAAAGGAAATTACAAACATAACTATTACCTATGCTTAAAATAAAACCAATGCCGGGCGAAATACAACTTAAGATGGAAGAAGCGAGTGCTGGTATTCTCGATACGTCTTCAAGAGAAAGTGCTATTGAGTACGCTGAAGTGCTTGCTGTAGGGGATGATGTAAAGGATATAAAGAAAGGAGACTTTGTATTTGTAAAAAGCTGGGCAATAGATTCTATTTACCATCAAGATAAACGCTATAACTTTGTCAGCTTAAAAACTGGCGGAGTAAAGGCAATAGTAAAATAATGGATACACTAGCACACTGCCATAATCCAATTACTCTAGGAGAAGACAACAACGCCTTGCGCTGGATGTGTACAGAGTGCAAAGAGAGTGGTATAATTAGAAAAGATTGGAGAGGAGTACCACTTAATCGAGAGTATAGTAAGGTGTACAGACGAGAGATACTACAACCGAATAGCAATCTATTTTATAAGTATTACAGTTCTTATCTCCGTACCTAGAAATGAAAACAAAACAGCAACTAGAATAATATATGGCAACCGAGAAACAAAAAGCAGTATTTGACAAAATCGTGGAAAATCATGGAAACGTGTCAAAAACGATGCGAGAAGTTGGATATGACGAAGACACAGCAAAAAATCCTAAAAACCTCACTGAATCTAAGGGGTGGAAAGAACTAATGGAAGAGTACTTACCTAATAAACTGCTAGGAGAAAAACATAGAGAGCTTTTATATAAAGAACAAGTGGTTACAAAAAACAATATGACGACTGGTGAGGTGGATGTTATCCCTACTGGTGAAATGGACGCAGTTGCGGTTGCTAAGGGATTAGATATGGCTTACAAACTAAAAGGTGCATATGCTCCTGAGAAGAAAGACATCACTACAGGAGGAGAGAAACTCCCCAATACAGATCTCGACGCTCTAGCTCAAAAGATGGCTGAGAAGTTAAAAGAAGAGAAGATATGATAAATGCCAAGTCCATTAGTAAAACAACTCGCAGAACGTAATATCCACGTCTTCTTAGAAGCATATGGTATTACTAATGATTCAGGAGAAAAGCTAGATTTCAAAGAACATCCCTACCTTTGGGATATTTACGAAGACTGGTCACCAAGACAAGCAATACTCAAGGCCGCACAGATTGGTATGAGTACTACAGTAAATATAAAAGCTCTATGGTTAGCAAAGAATAAAGGACTAGACATTATTTACTCACTGCCTTCCTCAGCAGACATTAAAGACTTCGTTTCTGGTAAGACAAACCGTCTTATCGCAAATAATCCTATATTTCAAGAATGGTGCGAGGATAAAGACTCAATCGAACAGAAACGAGTAGGAAGCCACGTTATTTACTTTAAAGGAACATGGACAGAGCGCGCAGCTATCGCTACGCCCGCAGATTTATATATTTCAGATGAAACAGATCGTAGTAAGCAAGATATAGTCACACAGTTCAAAACACGCCTACAACACTCTAAATTTGGGTGGGAATGGTATTTTAGCAACCCTTCAGCTCCGGGTAATGGAGTAGACAAACACTGGGAAGAATCAGACCAGAAGCACTGGTTCGTTAAATGTGAGTGTGGGCATGAATGGTACCTCACTATGGAGAACATCATGTACGAAGGAACTAAGCCATATTTTGGCTGTTTAAAATGCCACAAGGAGCTCAATAGACGAAATGGTAGATGGATAGCAAAGCATAAAGGACGAGAAGTATCGGGGTGGTGGATACCCTTACTCATTGTGCCCAATAAGTCCGCAGAGTATATCCTTAAAAAGAAAGAGGAACTCTCAGAGGAACAGTTTACAAACTACGTGCTAGGACAGCCATACGTTGGACGAGGTAATAAACTTACACGTCAGATGTTCTTGCAAAATCTTGTGGACACAGTAAACCCACGAGATACCCAAATGATTATTGGAGTAGACACTGGTATAGGTATAAACTTTGAATTGATGAATAAGTATGGGACATTCTTCTACGATAAGGTATCAAGCTACGAACCACTCAGGAAGCTCATGCGTGACAATCCCACAGCTATCATGGTTATTGACCAGGGAGGAGATATCATCGGCCCACGACAACTTAGGGAGGAATTTCCAAATCGAGTTTTCTTGTGCTTCTTTAGAGCAGACCAGAAGAACGACAAGCTTATCACATGGAATGATGATGAGGGTACCGTGGTAGCGGATAGAAATAAACTTATTCAGTTGTGCGTTGACGAAATGGCCGACAAACGTGCACCGTTCTATGGCACAGAGGCAGACTGGAATGAGTACATGCTTGAATGGCTCGGAATGTATAGAACTCAAGAAGAGAATCAACTAGGGATACCTGTATTCAAATGGAACAAGCCAAGTACAGGACGATGTGACTATCCGTTTGCTCACGTCTACGCGCGTATAGGGATGGATAGGTTCATGGATTCGTCGGCATCGTTCCATGAGGCCAAAGCTGGATTACTTTTTGGGACACAAGGATACGAGGAAAACCCTGACCACACAACAAGACTTTAGTTTCCCCCTATAATACAAGCCTGAAAAAAGGGATTATAAATATATGCCGTATAAGAGTTCTCAAGCTAGAAATGAACAAAGGAAACGCTATTACCTTAAGAATAAGGAATATCTTTTAAAGCAAAATAAGGAATGGAGAGAAAAAAGTAAAGTTCATTTAAAAGGTTACACACAGAGAACATTTAAGTCTAAGAAAAATTCATCTCTAAAAAGAAAATATGGAATAGGTATTGATCAATATAATATTTTGCTGGAGATACAGAATAACACATGCTACATTTGTGGAAAATCCGAGGTCTTAAATAAGTCGTTGGCCGTAGACCACAACCACGAAACAGGAAAGGTAAGGGGGTTATTGTGTTATCGGTGTAATACCGCATTGGGATTTGTTGAAGAAAAAGTCGAAATTTTACAAAACATGATTAACTATTTAAATAAACACAATGGCTTTACAAACTAGCCCCGAAGCGAGTTCTGGTATTTTTGGTGCGATCAAAGGAGTGATGGGCTTGTTTTCTGATGTTAATAAGCAGGGTGGCATGAGTGAGAACTCTAACCCTACTCCAATAAACGAATACGAATCCACAATGAGTGACGTGGACATTCTACAGCTCACTGCACAACACAAGAGAGCGTACTCTATTTACTACGCACCAGTAGAAGAATCTCAAAAATTAGCCTTTGGCTATTGGGTTGGCGCACAACGCAGTGAAGAGTTCAATATCAGCGATACAAAGAAGAGTCGTAAAGAGCTTGTGGATAACCTCATCTTTGAGGCAGTAGAGACCTTTCTACCTATTGCAACACGTGCAAACCCTGACCCATTAGTTACTGCTGATCCAAGTGAGCTAGGACAGAAGATAGCACACGATATTAAAAGTGCACTCGTAGACTGGGCAGATACAAGTAAATTACGTCGTAGGTTAGCACGTGTCACTCGTAATTGGACATGGGCACGAATTGGTGTATTGAAAATTGTATGGGACGCTCACACAAAAACTATTAAACCAGAAGTAATCAATCCTAAGCGAATGATTTGGGATAAGGACGGCTATGTAGACGAGGGTGGCATTTTCGTGGGTGATTTCGAAGGTGAAAAGAAAAAAGCAACCGCAGAAAAGCTGATAGAGATGTTTCCTAAGAAGTCAAATGAAATCCTCGCAAAAACAAGTGGTAAGAAAGGAACAAAACTTGAGTACATTGAATGGTGGTATAAGGGTACTGACCTTTTGTTTACGATGGATGATAATTTGGTTCTAGGTAAGTTTAAGAATCCTAACTGGAATTATGACGGTATTATCAAGGAAATTGACCCTGCAACAGAAGCAGAGATTGAAATAGAAGTCCAAGGTACAAACCATCTCAAGGAGCGCACAAGCCCTTACCGCTACCTCTCAATTTTCTCAACAGGACTACAGCCACACGATGAAACATCTTTAATACTTCAGAACGTTTCTTTGCAGGATGAAGTTAATTCCACAAATAGGCAAATTTCTCAAAACGTTAAGAGTATGAACAACGGCATGGTTGTCTCCGGTAAGTCGTTTACAGAGGAGCAAGCTGCGCAAGCATCATCAGCACTCATGCGTGGTGTTTCTATTCGTGTACCTAATGGTGACGTAAGAGAGGCCGTGGCACGATTCCCTGCACCGGCATTGCCTGCAGATGTCTACAATCACTTACAAGATATGCGTAGTCAAATACGTAATATATTCGGTACGTCCGGTTCTACGCCAGAGAGTCTAAAATCAACAGAAACAGTACGCGGAAAGGTACTTGTAAATCAGCAAGATTCATCTCGTATTGGTGGTGCTATTACTGAACAGATAGAACAACTCGCAGACAGTATTTATAACCTAGTAGTACAGTTTATGTTTGTGTATTACGATGAAGAACATTTTATAACAACAGCGGGACAAGTTTCGGGCATGGAGTTGATTACGCTTAAAAACTCAAACTTTCCTCTACTTAAAACACTTTCAATCACAGTCAAAGAGGGTTCGCTTGTTCCTAAGGACCCACTCACACAGCGTAATGAAGCAGTAGATTTGTGGAGTCAGGGTGCTATTGACCCACTATCTCTTTATAAGAAATTAGACTTCCCTGATCCTGTACAGGCGACACAACAGCTTATTCTTTGGCAAATGTTACAGAAGGGTCAAATTCAACCTCAAATGTATTTACCTACGTTTGAAGTAGCAGGACAACCGGCGCCATTAGGACAACCTGTGGGAGTTGGGGGAGCACCACAGAATAATCCTACTGGAGGAGATACAGGACAGACAGCACCACCTCCAGGCTCACCAGACGCTGTTGGGGCAGAGTCGAAGCAATTACTAGGAGCAGTCCCATTGCAATAGTATGAAATACGGTAATCGAGGCGTAGGCTACAACAGAAAAGGTTACAAATGGAGCAAGTCTATTAAACGATACAAACAGACTGGCCGTTTTAAGTATGTCAAAAGTGGAGAAGGCCACAGGGCAGGTGAGAACTGGGGAGATGCGAAAGGTATTGACCCGACATCATCTCAACGTCGTTACAGTAAAAATTCACCATCGTTTGATGAAGGCGTGTACCTTTCAAAACAAAAGAGAAAGCTCGCAGAAGGAATGTCAAAGTCGTATGTTAACTTGGGAGGATTCTAAATTCCCCCTATAAGAAAAATTATTATTAAATTATCATAACAATATGAAAGTGAACGATAAAAAACTCGCAATGGCGGATAAAATGTACAAACAAAACTCAACTGGTGGCGTTGGTACTTCACCTAAGAATTACCAGAACGGTAAGGCAAAGGGTGATTTGAAGATGAAGTTCAAGATGAATGGTGAAACAACAGGTCGCGCAAAAGGACAGAACTTTAGCCAATCAAATGGTAAAGGTTCTTTCAATGCTAAATATAACCAAGCTAATCCTTCAGGTTCTATGAAGGGTGGCTATGATATGTAATATGTTAAAAGGATTAAATGATTTTTTAGATAAACACGAAGGACGAGAGATTGGTTCTTCTACAAAAGCTATTAACAAAGAGCGTGTTCATCAGGGATATAAAGCTATAAAAGAGAAAAAACATGACGTAGCTAAAAAGATGGCGAGTGTAAAGTTAGGTAAGGAAAAATTGAAAAACTTTGCTTATTCAGTAGAAGACGTAGGAAGTGGTATGAAGAAGTATTATGGAAATAAAAAAGGGAAAATGTCCCTCAATTCCAGAGGTAAGAACGAAGGAGAACACTTAATGATGGGTAAGAATAATACTCAGCGAGCTTAACTATATGTCACACAATAAAATGTCACCAACTGTTCATAACAGTCCTGAGTGGAAAGAGGCACGTAAGATTTTTCAGGGTATTAACTCAACACCATCAAAGTCATTAGAAAAGAGTAAGCGAAGAATGGCAGAGAAGATGGTCAAGAAGAATAAATAATATGAGTTTAGAATCACACGCAGAAAAGCATAGCCAGAAGATTGACCCCCATTGGGAAATGGCTGACAATCCTACTAAGACCAGAGGACATAAAGCCTATGAGGAATTTATGGCAAAAAATAGGGGTAACAAAAAGTATGCAGTAAAAGAGAAGAAGCATGCGGTTGCTCAAAAAATGCGAACAATTAAGTTTTAATACATTATTAGTTAACATTGAATCAACATGGAAAATGAAGAAATCAAAACAGAAGTCCAAGAAGTTGTTGAAAGCCAAGAAGTCTCAGTTGAGGAATCTATGGTTGAAACTCCTGAAGTGGCTACAGAAGTAGTAGAGTAATTACAAAATTATAGGTCTAGGGATAACCTTGCGTAAGCTAAACCCCGTAACAATATGGATAAAACAAAAATCGACCTAAACGCACCAGCATTCGGTGCAGGAGCTCAAAAGTTAGAAGATCTAATCAATGACGCGCATGCACAAGAAGCCTCAGTTGAGGTAAAGCCAGTCGTTGAAAGTCACGAGGAAGGAAATGATACCTCAGACGAGGAAACAAAGGTTCCCTACTCACGATTCAAGAAGTTTCATGACGAAGCTCGTCAAGCACGGCAAGAGGCCGAAGAGTGGCGCGCTAAAGCAGAAGCACTTGAGTCACGACCTGTGAGACGTGAGATAGAAGAGTCACTAGATATGCCTTCCTATTGGAGGGAATTATACGGAGACTCGGAAGCTTCACAGAAAGCATGGTCAATCCAACAGCGCAGAGAAGAAGAGATTGAGCAGAGAGCATACGAAGCAGGACAGCGCGGTGCACGAGAACTAGAGATTGAACAACGCGAACGGATTGAATCCAACGTGAATGCGATTGATGATAACTTTGAGGATTTGTCTGAATTTATCGGACGAGACCTCACAGCTAAAGAACAATCAGCAATCCTGGACATCGTGGACGACTATACTGCGAAAGACAGAGACGGTAACTATCAGGGAGCAATTATGCCTTTTGATAAAGCGTGGGAGATATACGAACTCAAGCAGGGTTCAGTAAAATCATCTCAACGTAAGGACCGCGATGTAGTAGCTTCCCTCTCAGGAACTTCATCACAAGGCGATACTTCTGGTAATGAAGAACAGAATAAAAGCTGGAATCCATTAGCACGAGGTACTTGGAGAAGTAGATTATAAAATTAACTTTAAAATAAAAACATATGGCATTCGATAATGTCGTGGACACACTCACATTGGAAGAGATTGTCCCACGAGTCGTAGACACAGTTCTACGCGGTAACGTTTTTGCAACAAAGATGCTTTCTAAAACAAAGCGTTTCGGTGCAGCAACAATGGACTTTCCAATTAAATATCAGGTAGGTACAGCAATCCAGTCTTTCTTGGGCTTTGATGCTCTCCCTACATCTTTCACCGATACTCGCGTATTGATGAAATACAATCCTCGCTTCAGTGCTGCAAACGTAGCATTGGCAGGTACAGACATCGCAGCAAACAACACTGCAGCTAAAGTTCTTGACCTCACAGAAGTTGAAATGATTTCTCGTGCGCAAGATTTGGCAGACGGTATTGGTAACATGCTTTGGGGTACTGGAACAGGTAACAGCAACAAGGACTTCTTGGGTCTCGGTGCAATCGTTGATAACGGTAACACTGTTGCTACCATTGGTGGTCTTTCACGTTCAACCTATACAACTCTTCAGTCAACAGTAACGTCAGCTTCTACTCTTTCACTTGCAACAATGCGTACTCTTTACAACGCGATTGCAGATGCAACTGTAGTTCCTACTCGTTCGTACACTGATTATCCAACATGGGCTCTCTATGAACAGCTCTTGCAACCACAAGAAAAGATTTACAAGGAAGTGAATATCGTTCCTAACTATAAGGGTTATGAAGGTTTCTCTGGTCTTATGTACGCTGGTCTTGAAGTTGTGCCTGATCGTAAAGCTACGTCTGGTTACTTCTATATGCTTAATGAGAACTACCTAGACTTCTACGGTCTTGATGTAGCGCTTGACGCATACGAAGGAGCAAAGAAAGTTGAAGTAGCATCAAAACTCTTCACTGGTAACTCATATAACGAAGTTTCAAACCTTGGCTTCTACTGGACTGGTTTCATTAAGTCAAACACTCAGTTTGCTTGGAACTCATTCATTATCCTTGGTGGTAACCTTTGTACTGACAACCCACGTCGTCACGGTGTATTAACTGGAATCACAGGAATATAGTCGTATATTATTAGCTTAAGTAGATAAAAATATATGGCTATTTATGTCGAAAACACACTCAACGAAATACAATCAGCTGGAGGAATAAACACCCAAAAGCCAGTTGTACTTTCAGGAACGGCAGCAACACTAGCAGTAGGAGGAACTCTCGCTGTTACAGGTGTTGCTACCTTTACAGCAACCCCAGTCTTCACAGCTGGTATACCTAAGGGTTTCTCAACAACTACTGCAGACACTATTGCGGTAACTGCTGCAGATACAGGTAAGGTATATCTTGCTACAAAATCGTCAGCAACACAGACATTTACATTGCCCGCAGTAGCGGCAGGTCTAACTTATACATTCATTTGCGGACACGCTTCAGGTGAAATTCTAGTTACTCCTACTGGTTCTGTAGGTACGGTGTTTACAACGTTTGCTGCGGTAGGAGCTGATGCGGACACCGCAATCGTGACTCTTACAACTGGTACAGGATTTAAAAATACTGCTGCGACAAACGCTATTGGAGATAGTATTACTATTATCTCTGATGGAGTTGGTTGGTATGGTATTGGTATTACTTCTGGTATCTGGGCAACTCAATAATTAAAATTAACGAGCGAGTAATTTATGAGAGATAATCTCTAGGACGGTGGTGGAATTACAACCTCAAGAAACAAATATGGCAACAACAATTAAAGCAAATCTTCTCGTCAGTCCACAAGATGTATTCACATCATCTTCAACACAGGGTACTGATCTCGGAGCATACGCAACAACAGGTGATGGACGTGGTTTTCGCTACGTTCTCAACGGTGCAGTCACACAGGTTCCTGGTAAGATTTATCAAGGCCCTGCGCAAGACGCAACTAACCAAACTCCTGCAGGTGGTCTTACTCCAGCAGCAGCAGCTATTGGCGCAACACAAGTAACAATCAGCACTTCAACTACATTCACAGCTAATTTTTTGGCTGGTGGTTATATGGCAGTAGCAGTTACTCCAGGTCAAGGTTACATGTACAAGATTAAGAGCAACACTGCAACATCAGGTGCTGCTGGTCTCGTGGTGACACTAGAAGATCCTATCCTAGTAGCACTTACGACATCTTCACGTGTTCTCTTTAACCTCAATCCATTTAACGGCACTGTAGTAGCTCCAGGCACTATCACTGGTACTATTATTGGCGCATCTGTTTACCCAATCACAAACGCACAGTATGGATGGGTACAGACACACGGTCAGTGTGCGTGTCTCATTACAGGTACATTCTCTTCAGCAGGTTTGGCAGTCGGTATGCTCGTTGGTGGTACTATTGGTTCATTGGCTCCAGCAATCGCAGGTACTAATGTTCTTGGTTACACAATGACTATCGGTGCAACTGGTGAATACGATTTCGTTTTCCTCACAATAGACTAGTCTTAGTTTATCCACAGAAATGCCTCCTTGACTGGGGGCATTTTGTGTTATAGTGGTAGTAATTAGGACAACTTAGATCCTATTGCTAATTTTTAAAATATGTCACAAGAAAAAGAACAGACGTTACAAGAGTTACTCTTTATAAGACAGGGTATTTATAATCCTTTGTTGAGGTTTGCGTTCACAAACATCACTGAGGAAGAATTTACTTCTGCGTGGGGTGGTGAGCCAATTAAAATTCCTGCAGGTCATACGGTAGAACTCCCACATCACTTAGCTGCAAAACTCACAAAAGAACTCGTTGACAAAATCATGATTGGTAATGCAAAGTTAAATGAGATTGAATTTTATCAAAAGAATCAGAACGCCATGCCAAATACATATCGAGCAGCGTCCTCACTAGGAGTTCCTGGTGCTCGTAAGGTATGGGAAGACCAAATTTGTCGCCTACTTGCTCCTGATGAAGAATCGCCACAGACACAGTTAATGCGCATTAAAATTAAAGAGGAACTTCTTAGAGATTTGAAAGCTGAACCTGCAACGGGAAGTCCACTAGATAATGCCCCTGCAGGTCTTGGAGAGTTTGCAGATTTGACAGCAGACAAAGAGACAAAAGCTGAAAAAGCACCAATGAAACTCAAGGAAGTACCAAAGTCTAAAAAATAATATGGCAATGAAGCTACTCTCCACTTTTGCAAATAAAGATAAGCAACAAGAAGAGATTTCAAGAAAAATCCTAAGAACACAAGAAGTAGACGAGCTAGCCTCAAAAGCTAACGCTCGTCTTGCTCGTTCAGAGTCAGATTTTGCAGAAGCAATGGCCAAAAGTAAAGAAAAGTGGGCACTATGGGTAGAGTACCAACAAAATGAGTCAAAAGCCTTAGAAAGTGAAGTAAAAGCCCTCGAAGAGCGTAAAAAACAGGCGCTTATACCCATTTCTATGTACAAAGAAGAGGTGGACAAAACGATGCAGGAAGCCCAAGAAATAGTGAAAAGAGCCATGGAAAAGGAAGAACAGGCTGATTATTTGACAGAAAAGCTCGAAAATAAGCTCTCAGAGGTAGCTGATAGGGAAAATATAGTACTTGATAGTGAAAAACGTTTAGAGGTGGCAAAACAGGGTCTACAGAGCCAGCAAGAGTCAACAAAAGAAGGAGTACGTAGACTTTCTGAAGAAATGGTCCTGTTTCACATGAAACAACAGCAAGACGAGGAGAATTTAGCGCTTCGCAAAAAGGAGTTGGCTTTGGCAGAGATATCTTTCAATGCAAAACTAGACAAGTATCAACGAGACCTGGAAGCACTTAAAGTGTGGGAGATTCAGCTAAAAGATGAGCGAGGTACTTTGGAGCGCGCAATGAAGAGATTAGAGAAATAAATTCCCCCTATAATTGATATATATTTAGGGCATTATTAAAACATGCCTATCTCTACTCCACGAGACGAAAATAGAGTTCCCACAATGTTAGGAACACTCAACACTGATGGAACAACAGTCGTCTCTATCAAAGTTGTACCCACTACACACGCAGTAAAAATTTCTGACGGTACAACAGGAACAAATCACACAACAACAAATGCACAGCGAGACGCAAATAGAGTGCCTGCTCTATGGGGTGTTTCTTCGGCTGATGGAGTCACACCAGTATCAATTTATACAGATGTTAATGGAAAACTTTTAGTTCAAAGCACATAAAATGTCAAACGCATCACGAGACGGAAATAGAGTACCAACTCTCATAGGAGTATCAAGTGTTGACGGAGTCACACCTATTCCTCCATATGTAGACCCTAATACACACAGACTTCTTGTTGATTCTGTGGTTGGTTCAGGTACGGTTACACAAATTGATGTTGGCACAGGTTTGACTGCAACACCAGATCCGATTACTTCTACTGGTGAAATTGCTCTTGCGGACACTGCTGTTTCTCCTGGCTCATATACGCTTGCGAGCATTACGGTTGACCAACAGGGACGTATCACTTCTGCTTCAAATGGAACCGCAGGAAGTGGTAGTGTTACCTTGGTTTCTGTGGCTACGGCTAACGGAGTATCTGGGTCAGTTGCGAATGCGGCGACTACTCCTGCAATAACTCTTACCCTAGGAGCAATCACTCCAACTACGGTGAATGGACTTACTATCACGTCTACGACTGGTACGTTTACACTGACAAATGCAAAGACGCTTACTGTTCAAAAGACAATGAATTTTACTGCTGCGGATGACACCGGAGTATATACATTTCCTACTGGTACAAAAACACTTTTGGCCACAGATGGGTCAGCAGCTAGTCTTACGAGCTTCCCAACTTTTAACCAAAACACAACTGGCTCAGCAGCCACACTCACTACTACGAGAACTATTTGGGGACAAAATTTCAATGGTTCAGCTAATGTAACAGGAACTCTTGCCTTGGGAACGTCAGACATCACTATGACTGGCTCTATTTCTACTACTGGTTCACGAGTAACAAAAGGATGGTTTACAGATATTGAAAGCACAAATGCCCCAACGGTTAGTGGTGCAGCGGTGTACTATACTGGCGGTACAGATGTTGCAGTTGCGGATGGTGGTACAAATATCAGCTCTTACACGACAGGTGACCTTATTCAAGCGTCAGGTGCAACAACTCTTGCAAAACTTGCTGCGGTAGCTACTGGAAACGTACTTTTGTCGGGTGGTGTAGCTACAGTTTCTGCGTGGGGTAAAGTAGGACTTGCGACGCATGTTTCAGGTAATCTACCAGTTACAAATCTAAACTCTGGTACGAGTGCCTCAGCTTCTACATTTTGGAGAGGAGATGGCACATGGGCTACTCCAACAGGCGCGGGGGATGTTGTAGGGCCTGCTTCATCTACTGATAATGCAATCACACGTTTTGATTCAACTACAGGTAAACTTATACAAAATTCTACAGTTACGATTGATGATAACGGAAAATATACTGCAGCAATTACCACAGGTAATGGTATTGCTCTTTCAGGTGCAACAACAAGCCCTTTAATTACTCTTACACCTTCTGGCTCTCTGGGAACTTCAACTGCTACGTCAGGTTCATTTCTAATGAATTACACGAGTGCTTCAGGTATTGCTTTTCAACTTTATACAAATGGTGATTCATCTGGCCTTACATATCCACAGCTACTTCTTCATTCAGAGAATGTCCTTTATAACCAACCAATTTTACAAATTACACACAAAACTCAAGCAGGTCTTGGAAACTCACCAAACATTCGACTTGATGGTGGTGGCGCAGGTCCACAAATAGAATGGCGACAAACAACTGATCCGAATTATCACGTGACTGGTGCGGGACAGTTTGAACAACAAGTTCAGGGAGACATTTTCTTCATAAATGGACGTAACTACGCAGACTCTTCATTTGAAAATGCGGTATGGTTCCTTCGTCCTTCAACCACTGACAACATGAACGGTAATGTGGGTATTGGTGTCAATCCTTATACTATTGAGAAACTTACCATAGGTAATACTACAGGTGGTGCACCTCGTATTGCTCTTGGTGAAACAACAGCTCCAACTTTGACTGCTAGCTATGGAAAAATATGGGTATCGTCAACTGATTCAATGCTTCACTTTATGGATGATGCAGGTACCGATTACAACATCACCACTGGAGGAACAGCAGTTTCAGGAGCTGACGTAAGTGTTGGCGCTACTGGTTCAACGTATACAAAAATGAATACTGCTATTGCAGCAGCACCTTCTGCAGGTTGGACAGCATTTCAAAAAACAGGTTCAATTACAGAAACAACAAAGATAACTCCTTCGGTGAGTGCAACTGAAATGTACCTATCAAGTGGTGCGACGATAACTAACAATGGGGCAACACTTACTACGCTATACTCACCTTCAACAACAGGATTAGGAAGGTCAAAGATACGTGGTGGAAAATTCCTCCAGTCTAATGCAACCGCGCAAGGTACAGCATTTGACCTCTCAGATATGCCAAACACGTGGATGCAAGACTTGCGTATTGAAGAGTACGGAACGGCGATTAAGTTTATAGACACAACCTCAACTTCGTTCTATTCACAGGTGCAAAATGTGCAGATATTTAACTGTAATAATGGTGTTTCATTCGGAGGTACACAACCAAACTTAAATCTTCTTTCAAATGTTCGTGTACGACCAAAGTCAGGTGGTGCAGGTATTGGATTTGACCATGTCGATACTCGTGGTGTAGTTCATATAATGACTAACTCAGAACCCGCAGCTTCTGCGGGTATTACTGGTTATCACTACGATGCAACCTCACGTGACATAACACACCTTGGTATTTGGGCCGAAGCGAACAACAACAACGTGGTGATTGATGCGGGAGCAAATAACATCTCATTCTTTGGTGGCACAATAACCGCAGCAGGAACTACTAATATCACAGACAATGGTACTAATACCACAATGATTGCAGTGAATAAGGGTGGTACTAAAATCTACCGTCTCCCTAAGCTTACTGACATTCAAGGACTTAACCTTGTTACTTTTACAGAAACAGGAAGTGCGGTAAACAATCTCAACCTTGCAAACTCTGCAACCGCTAATGCCCCTGTTCTTTCTGCTGTTGGTACTGATTCAAATATCGACATCACTCTCACTCCAAAAGGAACTGGTGTGTCACGTTTCTCGTCAACAATTGTTCCAAATGCTTCAGATGGCGCAGCCATTGGCACAACCGCATTGATGTGGTCTGACCTATTTTTGGCTTCTGGTTCAGTCATAAACTTCAATAATGGAGATGTAACAATTACACACTCAACAAATACAATCACAGTTGGTGGTGGTCAACAAACATTCGCAGCGACCACTACGTCATATGCCTCATTTAATCTACCTACAGGAACCGCTCCAAGCGCTCCTGTAGATGGAGATGTTTGGCGCGAAGATAATACAAATACAGGATTAAAAATCAGGGTAAATGGAGTTACGAAAACTGTCTCTTTAGTCTAAAAAAATATATGCACATAAGTAAATTAAGAAAAAACCAAAAACACTGTAAGCATGGACATCTATTTGATGAAGCAAATACTTATTACACAAAGTATGGCACTAGGCATTGTCGTAAATGTAATAAAATTAGAGATTTGGCTTCAAAAAAAGCAAACCCTGAGTTATATTCCAAAAGAAGAGTTGCTTCAGTTAAAAAATGGCAAGAAAAAAATCCTGACTATGTTCAGAATTTTGAGGAAAAAAGAAAGTTAAAAAAATATGATTTAACCATTGAAAAATATAATAAGATACTTGCTTTTCAATACGGAGTTTGTGCTATATGTAATGAAAAATGTAAATCAGGTAGAAAACTAGCCGTAGACCACAATCACGTTACTGGGAAAGTTAGAGGACTCTTGTGTATGAATTGCAATAACGGTCTCGGTAGATTCAACGACAATCCCGCTTTGTTAATAAAGGCAATAAAGTATTTAGAAACTAAAACAATAACACTTTCTTAATGGCATATCGTATAGAAAAAGGTTCAGGAGACATAGTTATAACTGGATTTGAAAATGGGATTGCAGACTCTCCCTATGAAGGTATTTCTGATATGAGAAATATCAACATCATCTCAATACCAAAAGAAGGTTCCGTCAATTTCTCCACTGAAGCTATAGTTCCTGCAAAAGTATCTCGAACGGTACTTTCTGCTGATAGTGCTACTGATGTGGTCACAATAAACAGTATTGTGGGCATAGAAAATTATGTAGCAGTAACCTTTACAGGAGGTTCTTTGCCAGGAGGTATTGTAGCGGGTGATGTGTACTGGGTGGGTGATGTGAGCGGTTCGACATTTAAATTATATACAGACTACAACCAAACATCGGTTCTTGATATAACTTCAACAGGTACAGGAACGGTCACGGTATATACGATTGTTTCCTCACCAAAGTATTTTGCGTATGACCCTTTCGGAGTACCTGCGTCAGGGATTCCTGCACACAATTTTCTAATTGATTATCAAGGTAAAGTATGGAGCGACTATTACATAACTCCATCAGGATACTGGACGTATACAGGAAATAAAATAAATAATTATTCAGGTGGGAATGGTCTTGTCTATTATAAATCTTCAAATAACGAAGGGTATGTTTTTGCATTTAGTGCTAGCTCAATTGATTACTTTACCATCTCAACAGGTGTGTGGTCTTATCAGTGGGATGTCTCCGCAGGGAGTGTTGGCGTATGGAGTGCAACGCCAACATCAATTTTAAAATCAGGAGTATTATCATCGCCTTCACATGAAGCACTTGTAGCACCTGATAATAAAGTATATTTTTGTGATGCAAACTGGATTGGACGATGGTATCAGTCAGACTCTACAACTCCTTTTGTTCCCACAACAAAATCAACGTATACGTTTGACCAAACCGCTATTTTGCCGTTTACTGACACAGCAAATTGTATATCTGTATTAGGTAACACTCTTCTCGTTGGTGGTTCAAAAAATGTAGTGTATCCATGGGACACTTTCAGCGATCTCCCAAGTTATCCTATTTTTGTTGCAGAAAATAACATTGTAAAATTAGTAACAGTAAATACTAATACTTTTATTTTTGCGGGAAATCGCGGGCGCATCTATGTAACAAATGGTTCACAGGCTCAACTATATAAAAAAGTACCTGACCATATTAGTGGAACAGTAGAACCATATTTCGCATGGGGTGGTGCTACTTCAAATAAAAATCAACTTTACTTCAGTATGCTTGTTACTACTAATGCTGGTGCCACAGTTTCCCAATATGGAGGTGTGTGGGCTATAGATTTAGACACAAAGGCAATTCGATTGTCAAATAAACTATCTTATGGAACTTATGCTGGTTACGCAACAGCAATTACTCCAAATCTAAGTAGTAATCCTGGTGGCGCAGGACTATTTATTGGATGGTATGATGGAGTTGGTGTTGTTGGGGGTACTGGATTTGGACTAGATACAACAATAAGTGACCCTTATTTTAGTGGAGAAGCCATCATTGATAGTGACCTTATCCCTATTGGCACATTTTTACAACCTACAAACCACGGCAGGGTAGAATTTAAACTTGCGGTACCTCTGGTATCTGGTGAGAGTGTGCAACTTAAATACCGTCAAAGCTTCTCAGACTCGTTTACAGCAGTTGGACCAGCTATTATTTTCAATACAAATGGTACAGGTAAAACATTCTCATATTCGTATCAAAATGTACCATTTGAAAATTCGCAATGGATTCAGATCGAGGCAGTACTTACAAGCACAAGCGTCACACCAAGTTTTTGTCGCTTAACTGAGCTACGTCTAGGTAACTGATATGGATAATTTTAAAGAACAATTTGCAAGTGCCATAGATGATTACGCCACCAAAAACCAGTTTGGTGTTTCTAAGATTCCTGACCATAGACACACAGGAGTAGATTCTGCACAAATTGACATAGGAACTATCAAACGTTTCCCCTCAAGCCCGAGTGACGGAGATACTATTGTTTTTAGCGCGGCAATGAACCAGTGGGTTACCATCCCAGGATCGGGTACTAATCCGACCACATCGAGCACCTTCTTTGAAGATTTCCTTGGAGGCAATAACACTAGCGAAACTATCGGCACAAATGGCTGGACTTACCGTAGTGGATCTGGTGGTGCTGATACGCATACTGGTCCCGACGGGACAGTTGGACACCCTGGCATATTTACTGTAGGCAAAGCGGGTAATAACGAAAATGGTGCTATCTATGTAGCCAAGACTACCGATACTCGGACTGACCAACCTAATTTGACGATGATTGCTGGTATCCAACTATCAACTCTCACAGACATCTACTGTCGTGTAGGAATCATGAGAGACCCGATCCAAGACGGTGACACAGGGCACTTCCTTGAATACGACTCCGCCATAGACGGTAATTGGCATGGTGTGGGGCAGAATAATGCTTTCCGAACAGTTGTTGGTTCTATTGCTGCAACGACTAACTGGGTACAGCTAAAGATGGTAATTAACTCTAGCTATACGCAGGTTGATTTCTATGTTGATGGAGTACTGCTTGGAAGTCAGTCTACCACTCTCCCCACGCAGAAAGCGTATCCATGTTTTCAAGTCGGCTGCCGTAGTGCATCTGCGAGAACTGCAGATATTGATTATTACTACCTTTCAATAACTGGA